GCGGCCGCTTCGAGTGGCTGGTACGCGGCTGGGGCGTAAACGGCGAGAGCTGGTTAATCGAGAAAGGGCGCCTGCTCGGCGATCCTGCGACGAATGCTGACGATTGGGACCAGTTGCTCGAGATCATCACGCGGACCTATCCCCTTTCGGACGGCAGCCGCCGGCGGATGCCGATCCGCGCTTTCGGTTTCGATAGCGGCGGCGAAGCCGGCGTGACGCAGCAGGCGTATTCCGCGTGGCGCCGCTGGCGAAAGCTGGACGGTGTCGTGCGGCTGATCGGCAAGATAGCCGGGCGCGACGCGTGGACCGTTCTGCCGACGAAAGGCGCCAGTGCGCTGCTCGCGCAGCGGCTTGTGGTGACTTACCCAGATACGGCGCGCAAATCGAATCGCGCGGCCGCCGGCGGCACCGTTCCCGTTGCTCAGTTCAACCCGAACAGCTTCAAGGATGATCTGTCGGGGCAGCTGCAGAAAGCGGACGTCGGCGAGTGGTACGTGCATTTCCCGTATGCGTTGCGGTCTCCCGAAGAACCTCACCTCTGGTTCGAGCAACTGACCGCTGAGACCCGCATGAAAAATGGGCGATGGGAAAAGGCCATCAAGAGCCGCCGCAACGAAGCGCTCGACCTGATGGTGCTCACTCACGTTATGGCGCACCTGCATGGTCTCGCCCAGATCGATTGGGTCAAGCCGCCATCGTGGGCGGCGCCGTGGGATACGAATTCAACGCTCATCGCAGGATCCGTCGCGGCGGCGCCGAGCTCGCCACAGGCAGCGCCGGTGCCCGGCACCGCGCAACAGAAGTCCAAATCCGCAGTTCACCGTTTCCGCTAAATTCCATGGCCACAACCGATCTCAGCTCGCCGTATTACGGCATGAGCGATGCGCAGCTGCAGGCGGCGCTGACCTCGGCGCAGCAGGCCCTGATAGATCTGCGGACGGGAAAGAAACTCGTCTCCGTTTCGTATGCACAGGGCGGCGGCGCGCGCAGTGCCACGTTCCAGCAAACCGACATGGCGAACCTGCGCATGTTGATCGCGGAGCTGCAGCAGGCACTCAACCCGGGCGTGTGCATCAATCGCCGCCGCTATATCACGCCGGTGTTCTGATGAGCAAAGAGATCACGCTCGTCGACGCCGGCGGCAATCCGCTGCGCCGTGCGCGCGCTGACTATCCGAACGGCATGCCTTTGCGCAGTCAGGTCGGCGCATCGTTTTTCCCGTATCAGGCCGCCGAGTGGCAGACGCAGGAGATGGGGGCGTGGCTGCCGTGGATCCGATCGCCCGATGCCGAGATCACCCAGTTCCGCGACCGCATGGTTGCGCGCTCGCGCGATCAGGTTCGCAACGACGGTCGCTCGAGCGGCGGCATCACCCGGATCCTCGACAGCGCGATTGGCGCGTCGCTGCGCCTGTCGGCTGCGCCCGACTATCGCGCGCTCCGACTCATCAGCGGGGCAAAGTTCGATATCCAGTGGGCGAAGGAATTCGCGAGCGCCGCCGAGGCGCGCTGGCGCATGTTCTCTAACGATCTGAATCGTTACAACGACGTCTCGAGGCAGCTCACCGTCTCTCAGCAGTTGCGTCTCGCGCTGCGCCACAAATTGATCGACGGCGAGAATCTTGTCGTCAATTACTGGAAGCCGGAGCGCGTCGGCCGCGGCGCAGCACAGTATGCGACCTGCTTTCTGGTTGTGGATCCGGATCGCCTGTCGAATCCGATGCAGATGCTGGACACAAAGCATCTACGTGGCGGGGTCGAGGTCGACGACGACGGCGTGCCGATCGCATATCACATTCGCAAGGCGCATCAGAACGACTGGTACAACGCCGTCGAGAGCATGGAGTGGGAGCGCGTCGAGCGGGAAGACGATGACGGCTGGCGGCGCGTGATTCACGACTATGACCGCGATCGCGCCGGGCAGAACCGTGGTATCGGCGTATTCATTCCCGTGCTGGCGCACGCCAAGATGCTCGCGCGTTATTACGGCATCGAGCTCCAGGCCGCGGCGCTCGCGGCATCTATCGGGACGTATGTCACAAGCCCCTACGATCCGGCTGAAGTGCAGGATGCACTCGGCGGCGATCAGGAGCTGAAGTTCTACCAGAGTCTGAGAAAAGACTGGAACGACGAACGGCCGGCGATGTTCAACGGCGTTCGTGTGCCGGCGCTGGCCCCAGGCGAAGACATCAAGTCGGTTGCGTCCGACCATCCCCATAACGGCTTCACCGAGTTTGTGCACGAAATGCAGGGTTGCGTCGCCTCGGCGCTCGGTGTGCCGATCGAACAGGTGACGCAGGACTGGTCGAGGAGCAACTACTCGAACATGCGCGGTTCGATGCTCGAGGGGTGGAAGACATTGATCCGGCGCCGTCTGGATTTTTCTGCCGGCACCGCGACACCGATGTATGCGGTATGGCTTCGGGAGTCGATGGAGAACGACGAACTGCCGTTGCCGAAGGGCGCACCCGATTTCCTGGAAGCTGCCACTGCCTACGCAGCGTGTTCGTGGCTCGGGCCCGCGCGCGGCTGGGTGGATCCGGTCAAAGAGCCGCAGGGTTCCATTCTCAAAATGGATGCGGCCCTCACGACACTCAAGCAGGAAGCCGCCGAACAGGGGCTGGACTGGGAAGAGGTTATCGACCAGCGCCAGATCGAAATCGAGGCTTTCAAGAAACGCGGCATGCCTCTGCCCGAGTGGGGTGGCGGCGAACTTGCCTCGCGCACCGATGAACCTCCTGAAGAGCCGAAGGCGGCATGATCAACTATCCCCACCTGGCCACGCGGCTTTTCAATGTGCCGATCGCGATCCTGCCGCACAAGGCCGAAGTCGTGATGGCGGCACTCGCAGACCGCTTCGGCATTTCGCACCTCTTTCGGGGCGACGGCTCGTCGCTCGAGCTGGCGAATGGCGGCGCGCGAGCATTTCTTTCTGCCGAGGACGACAGCGAGGAAGCCCAGTACAAGCCCTATGACGTGGCCCAGGGTGTTGCGCGCATTCCCATCGAAGGCACGCTGGTGCACAAGCTCGGGACGCTCGAGCCGTATTCCGGCATGACCGGCTACGACGGGATCCGCGCGCTGCTCAGCATGGCGCTCGGCGATCCGGACGTGCGGGCAATCATGCTCGATATTGACTCCCCTGGCGGCGAGGTGGCGGGTTGTTTCGATCTGGTCGATGCGATCTACGATGCACGCGGCCGCAAACCGATCTGGGCGGTTCTGACCGAGAGCGCTTATTCAGCTGCGTACGCGATCGCGAGCGCGGCCGACCGGATCATTGTTCCCCGCACGGGCGGTACGGGCAGCGTCGGCGTGATCTGCATGCACGTCGACATGTCCCAGGCTCTCTCGAAGGCGGGCATCGACGTCACGCTCATTCATTACGGCGCGAAGAAGGCGGACGGCAACGAGTTCAATCCGCTGTCGAAAGACGCGCTCGCCCGCTTCCAGTCGGACGTCGACAAGATGGGCGAGATCTTCGTCAAGACTGTCGCCCGCAATCGGGATCTCAAAACGGCCATCGTGCGTGATACCGAGGCTGGCACTTTTCTCGGCGCCGCCGGCGTCGATATCGGCTTCGCCGATGCCGTTATGGCACCGGATGAAGCATTCGCGTCCCTGCTCGAAGAGCTGGGCTGATTCATCCCACCATCAGGGTAAATCCAATGAGCAATACGTTACGCAACCTCATGTCACGAGGTGGGTTGAGCTTCGCCCATCTCGGCCGCGGTACCCGCGCATCCGACGACCGTCAGGACGATGACGACAGCGGCAAGGGCAAACGCAGCAAGCGCGCCTCCGAGGACGATGACGACGATCAGCAGCAGGATCGTGAAGACGGCGATAGCAAGCGTGGATCGCGCGCGGAAGGTGACGATCCGGACGACGACAATAACGAAGGTGACGACGATCGCAACGACAGCGGCAAGGGCAAACGCAGCAAGCGCGCCTCCGAGGACGATGACGATGAACGTGCAGACGAAGATGACGACGATGAGGAAGAAATGCGCGGCAATAGCGCGGCTGCTCGTGCGCGTCGTCGCGAGCGCGCGCGTTGTGCGGCGATCTTTGCGAGCAAGGGCGCCGGTCGCAATCCGGTCCTCGCTGCCAAGCTGGCTTTCAATTCGGCCATGCCGCGAAGCGAAGCGATCGAGGTCCTTGACGGCGCGCCGGCGCCGGAGGGCAGCCGCAGTAGACGCCAGAACCCGAACCTCGGGATCGATGGCGATCGCAACGTGAGCAGCGAGCAGTCGATCGCGGCCAGCTGGGACGTGGCGTTCCAAAAGGTTGGTGCCAAGCGGCGTCGCTAAGCAACGCGGTTCATTCCTCTTCTCAACTCTGGAATCCAATCATGGCTCAGACCCCTCTCATTGAAAACCGGCACGACGGTGGCTTTCTCGTGTCGGAGGCGCGCGGGCACCGCTCGCGCGATGTAGTCACGTTCAGCGGTGCTGTCAGGCATCTCCCCGGCGAGGTGATCGCCAAGAAGGCGGGTGGTACGGCAGTGGCCACGGCCAAGGCTGGCAATACGGGTAACGGCGTCTTCACGCTCGACGCCACGACGCCCGTTCTGCCGAATGCGAAACCAGGTATCTATGTCGTGCGCTGCACGGGCGCCGCAGCGAATAGCGGCACGTTTCGGGTGTTCGACCCTGCTGGGGACGTCATCGGCGATATCGTCGTCGGGCAGACGTTCGCCGACCAGATCAAGTTTGCGATCGCGGACGGCGCGACGGACTTCGTCGTTGGCGACGAGTTCGACGTGGACGTGTCGGTTACCTCGACGACCTTCGTTCCGTTGAACCCGACGGCGACCGACGGCACTCAGATCGCGGCCGGCATTGGCTTTGGAACCTATGACGCGACCGCGGCCGACGTGCCGGGCACTGCGGTGATGCGCGATGCCGAAGTGAACGGCGGCGAACTGATCTGGCCGGCGGGGATCACCAACGCGCAGATTGCGACGGCGCAAGGGCAGCTCGCAACGCGGGGCATCATCACCCGCTAAGCCTTACTCACCGGGATTTCTCCCTCCTTTGTCCTGTGGCCGCGTTCGCGGCCATTATTATTTCTGGAGCCGATAATGGCCAGTTTGGACGTATTCCATCAGGATGCTTTCTCGACCATCCAGCTCACTGCGGCGGTCGACAAATATCCGTATCAGCCGGTGGGTCTGGGCGATCTCGATATCTTCGAGGATGAGCCGATCCGCAATACCGTACTCGCCGTCGAGCAGCGTCAGGGTCAGTTGATCCTGATTCCGACGACGCCGCGCGGCGCGGAAGGCACGCAGCGTGTCACTGAGCAGCGCAATGCTCGCTACTTCAAAGTGCCGCGGCTGATGCACGACGACACGATCTACGCGAACGAGATTCAGGATATCCGCGCATTCGGGACGGAATCTGAGCTCATGCAACTCCAGGCTGAATTGGCCCGTCGGGTCAGCGGCCCCACAGGCATTCTGCGCAACATCGAGTACACGTGGGAGTTCCATCGTGTCGGCGCCGTGCAAGGCCTGTTGCTCGACGCAAACGGCTCGGTGATTTACAACTTCTTCGACGAGTTCGGCATCACGCCGGCCGCGGAAGTGCCCTTCAACCTCGCGGCGGGCACCGCCAATAGCATCCGCCCGATTTGCAACGGTATTCGCCGCGCGATGATGCGCAAGGCTCAGGGCGCGTGGTTGCCGACCACGAAGATTTACGCAATGTGCGGCGACCAGTTCTACGACGATTTTGTGAATCACCCGGACGTGATCCGCACCTTCCTGAACTGGTCGGCCGCTGCGGATCTTCGCGACGACGCGCAGGGCGCAGCGTTCGACACCTTCAAGTTCGCCGGCATCTACTGGATGAACTACCGCGGTTCGGACGACAACACGACCATCAAGATCGCGGACGACAAGGTGAAGTTCTTCCCGGTTGGTGCTCCGGGCGTCTTCCGTCGGGCACTCGCGCCCGGTGAGTCGTTCGAGTGGGTCAATACCCCCGGCAAGCCGATGTACATGATTCCGATCATGGATCGTGACCGCAATGCATGGTGGAAGGTCGAGGGTTACTCGTATCCGCTTCATATCTGCACGCGGCCGGAAATGCTGCAGAGCGGTCGCCTCGAATCCTGAGCGTGATCGACTTCGACGGGACGTTGAACGCCGCGGTCGGCAAGGCGCTTGGCGACGAGGTGCCGATCGCGTTTCCGGGTGTCAGCACGCCCGTGCTCGGCATCTTCACGCAGATCACGGATCACATCTTCAGCGAGGAAGGCGGCGCGCCCGCGAATATCACGGTCGCCACGCTAGGCCTGCAGGTCTCCCAACTGCCGGCGCCGCCCCAGCAAGGCATCGTCGTTCAGATCAACGGCGCCAACTATGTCGTGAAAGACGTCGCGGTCGACGGCCTCGGCTGGGCTTATCTAGATCTGGGTGCTCAATGACGACATCGCGTGATCTGCGCGAGCTGGCCGTGCAAGGCCTTCTCGCGCCGAACCCTATCTCGCTTGCTACGAACGCTACGGATGCAGGCACCAACGTATTTTCACCGCGCACGTGGGCGACGTGGGACGGGACCTACCCGATGTTGCTTGTTCAGACGCCCGACGAAGATGGCCAGTCGTGGGGCCCGCACGGGCCGCCGGCATTCACCGTGACGACAACCCTTCGCGTCACGGCACGTGCGCAGGCCGCGGCGCAGACAGACGATCAGGCTGCCGCGATCGTCGAAGAACAACTCGAGTCATTACGCGAGCAGATCAAGGCTGCGCTTATCAACTATCCGCCGCTCATGTCGTTGCTTCAGCAGTACCCCTTTTTCAGATCGACGCTGCAGCCCTCTGGCGAAGGCCAGTCGCCCATCGGCCAGTTAGTGCTCGATATCGGCCTCGAGTATGTACAGGGGCCGCGCGACTTCTATCTGCCGGCGGTGGTGCCACTTCAAGGCATCGACGTCGTGGTGCAGGAACCGGATGGCACGGCCCAACCGGGCCTGACGATCAACCTTCCCCAGTAGAGGATCCCCATGTTTGTAAAACCTGCTCCGGGCGTGCTCCTGCGCGACCCGGTAACGAAGAGGTTGCTGTCGGACGCACCGGTTAAAGGGCTGACGACGACTGTGGTGCCCGCCGAGGGCATGGAGGTCAGCGACTTCGACAAGTACTGGCTGCGCCGGATCCAGGACGGTGATGCCGTAAAGGTATCGGACGTGCCCGTCGCGCCGGCGCTT